CGGTGTCCGTAGGTTTCAGGATCGAGCGTACGCAGTGCAAAGGCGCATTCCTCCAGGACTTCCTTCACGGGCATGGTGAATTGCTTGGTCGCGGTGGAACCGCTGTCGATCCATTCCATGAGGGTTTTGCCCTCCATGAGCATCTCCTTGGCTTTCGCCTGAATCCGGAGAACTTCGGCTACAGTGAAGCCGACAATGAAAAGACCTTGCGCCATGCCGGTCGTGAGGTGTCAACGCCGCATGGATCAAGCCGGAATCCGCCTGGCCGCTCCCAGAATCCGGTAATCGACGATGATCTTCCCCACGGAAAGCTGCGCAAATTGCTCGAACGCCGCAACCGTCAGATCAATGGCGTGGCCGGTGTCTCGCGCAGGCCCCAGATCAATCACCGGGACCGTGATTTTTGCTCCGGTGGCAAGATGCGTGACTTCCACTTTCGTTCCCCATGGAACTTTTGGAATCGGTGAACCGGCGCAAGGGCCGTAGTTGAGCGGAAGCGCGCACGCCTGGATATATGGCCGCTTTTTCGTGTTTACCCCGCTGGCCGTTTCTCCGTCGTCATCAGGATCATTCGCCCCGCCAAACCATGTGGCTTGCCCGCCGCGCACCACGATGTCGTCGCCATCGACTTCCGCCGTGAACGCGAAACTGCCGTCACCCGTCAGGATTATTGGTTTGGCCTGAATACCGAAAAGTTTTTTGAGCCAGTCAAACATGGGATTACTAAGGTGAGGTTTGGGTTGCTGCGTTCATGGCCGCCGTCTGAAGGCCCGTGGCGATGGCTTCCTTCGTCACGTCGGGAGGAGCCTTGGAAGTGGCGTAGGCCGTGGAGACTTGCCGTGCCAAAGCGGTGTTGCCCTTCACGCCGGGAGTGGCGTTAACCACAGTGGTATAAATCTCGTCTCCCGTGACGTTGAGCGCCTCGGTGGATCGAATCGCTTCCGCCGCCGAGTTCAGATAATCATTGTGTGTGCTGCTCTCGATTGCGTTGGCCGCGTAGTTTTGCAGCCACGATTCGCCGATGTTGATTGCCGTAGCGCCGACATCGGCGGCGGCATGGCCGATCTGTGCTTGTGTGGCGGCCGGAATGTTCTGACAGGCTGGCAGTGCGAGAAGCACGCCCGCGACGAGGATGAATTTGAGATGTTTCATAAACCCTGAGCGGCGTCAACTTTCACGGGACGGTTGCGGGCGCGAAATCCGGGGCTGGCGGCGTTTTCCATCCCAGTTTTCCCCGAGCGCGGGCGGTTGTGCGCAAAGGTGGTAGCAAACGACGGTCGGCAGATGCCTGCGGTGGGAGACAGGCCATTGCGCCGCGAACATCACGTCGTCATGCGCGGCGGTTCCGAGGCTGTAGGGATACATTTTCTGACAGCTCGCGTACCACAATTGAAAGAAGCCGATGGGCACATAGCCGCGAAGCGGATCGACATACCGGGGCGAGAGCGGGCGATTGTGCCCGGGATTGATAAAGGCGGACCAGGCGTGCTGCGGCTCGTGCGCAAGCCGTGCCTTCAGCGCATCCAGCTCGTTGATCCCGATCACATCCACGCGATCCGCGCCATAGATGCAGTTCTCATCCAGATGGGTGTGATTGAAAAGGATGCGCCGGAAATTATCGGGGAGCAGAATGTCGGAATCAAGGTGCAGCCGCCAGCCGTGATACTGGAACCGGTCAAACCCCACGTTGAGCGCGGCGCCTTTGTTAAATCGGCGACCGTTCTTGCGGAACAGATCGGTCTGCACACAGATCGCGCCGTGCTTGCGGGCGACTTCCTGGGTCTTTTTGTCCTCGTGCGACGTGACCACGACCATCGTGTCGAGGTTCGGATGATTGTTGGCGAGCGTCACATCGAGCATATCGTCATAGTTGACGCAAGCGGTCACGCCTTCGATTCGGAGGGATTCGGACGCGAAAAGTTCGGGCTGGGATGCGTATTGGTTCATGCGCCCGGCGCGGCGTCAACCTGCGGCTCAACGCACTCGTGTGTTTCGCGCCCGACCAATTTGAGCATGAACGCCGCGCAGATCTGCATCACTTCGCAATCGAACAGATGCTGGGGGCGTTTGCCGATCTGCTCCCAAAACCAGCTCCCGTTCTTTTTGACCCGCTGTTCGCCCTCCATGTGGGCGAGGTATTCATCGTCAATGTCGTCCGGCACCTCCCATGTGGCGCCGCGCTCCGGGTCTTGGTTGCGGCGGAGCCGCGCCAGCGCATCCTTCGTATTGAGAGCACTGAAATAGTGAACAGGACAGGATTGCCCGTGGCCGAGAACCACTTTCCGGCGGGGCGAGTAAAATCGCAGCACCGACTTGCCCTGCCGTGTTTTATGCACATACGTGGGACGACGGTCACCGAGAAGTGCCACCCATCTGTGTCTCGCGCACCGGCGGTAAACGTCATAGGTCGAATAGCCCGCGTCGATAAAGACCAGGTTGGGATGAATGCCAAACCGCTCCTGCAAAGCCACTAACTCGTCCCATGAAGGCACTTTTTCGTTCCAGACCAGGCGGGATGAACCGTTTGCGCTCCACGCCCGCACCACGGCAAAGAAGTGATCCATCTGCACGTCCACGGTCAGAATAATGAGTTTCACAGAAATCTCGGACGGATCGTAGGGCGCGGCGATGATTTGTCCCTTGGGGGTCACGCCTGCTGTTTCCTCCCAGCTTTCCCCCTTCCGATAACCGGAGCGGACGATTTCCAGTTTGTAGTCCTCCTCGTATTCCCGCCACGGCTGCGCAAGCCGCTTCTGGAAAAACTGCTGGATGAGCGTGATGTCGCCGCGCCGGGCCGCGGCTTTTGCCCGCAGGTAAAGCTCGGCGAGCTTGCCCCAGCTCATCGTGGCGAGGGCGTTCCAGTGAAATCCGACGTTCTCTCTGGATGCCTGCGTGTTTTGCGGGATGAACTGCCCGGTCGCATTCAGTTCGCGGCGCGTCTTGTCCGAGTCATCGAAGTAATGGTTGCAGGATGCGCAACGCATGGAGGCCGTGGCACGGACCTGCTCATAGTCCCACTCGCCTTCATCGTTGCGCGCCGATTTGGACCACTCGACATTCTCCCATTTCCACGGCTGCCGCGTCTGACAGTGCGGGCACTGGAACGTCCACTCCCGCATGTCGGTGGTTTCAAACTTGCGGTCGATGTCGTCGCCCTCCTCCCCGCCCTGGCTCATCCAGACGCATTTGCCCAGCCAGCCGAATGCCGTGACGCGGGCCTCGGCCTCGGCCATGTGGCCGGGGGGATACGCCCAGCATTCATCTGCGAAAATCCATCGGATCGACCGGCGCTGAAGATTGGTCCTGTTGTGCGCCCCGAGCACCCAGAGCGTCATCCCGTTGGCGAAATGGATCGTCGTGTTGCGCCGCTTGTGCCGGTCACGGGGAAAGAGCGCCTTTACCGGCTCGCATTCCTCGAAAAGCTTTTGCAGCCGGGATTCGCTCTGATCCTTGGCGTCGTCGTCTGTTTCATTGAGCCAGAGAGTCGGGCCGGGCAGGTTGGCGATCACGTAGCAGAGGGAGAGTTCGCTCGCCGTGGTTTTTGCCGATTGCACGGAAGCGATGATGCAGACCTGGCGCACCGCCGGATCTGTGATGGCTTCCAGCGGCTCGCGGATAAATGGTGAGTTTTCTATGCGAAAGCGTCCCGGCACCGGCGAATAGGGAATCGACTGGATATGATTCTGCGCCCAGACCCAGGGCGGCGACAGGTCGGGCGGCCGCCATGCTTCCGACCAGATAACCGCCTCTCGTTGCGCAACGAGAGAATCACTCACGGAGTGCACTGTCCCCCGGCGTGCAGCGTTTCATAAAACTCGATCACCAGTTTTTCGAGTTCCTCACGGATGCCATGCGCGTCCTTGCCGGAAAGAACGGGCGGCAACTCGTTCAATAGCCTTGCTTCCAGCAGCGCCCGGGCACGGCCCACCAGGATCGTCCACTCGCGTCTCACCTGCTCGACGGCCACGAATTCGCCCCGCCGCACGGACAATCGAAACTCGCGCTCCTCGACTTCGGCCAGGAGTTTTCGGGCTTTGAGGCGGGATTGTTCGTCAGTGGGGCCAATATCGCCGCCCTTGAGTCCGCGTCGTGCCATGAACTCACGCCAAGCCTGCACGTCGTGGAGGCCGTTGGTGCGCGGCTGCGGCGCGTCCTCGAATTTCTTCCAGGAGTTGACGGCCTGACGGCTGACGCCGAGCACGATTGCCAGTTCGGCGTAATCTTTTGAAAACGGCGGCGCGTCGGACGACGAATCGGACGCCATTGTTTGCAGCATGGCCCGTTCGGCGCGGCTGATCTTGCCGCCCGACTGCACCCGTTTGATGAGGTTGGCAAAGTCGCGGTTGAGAAGACGTTTGGCTACGTCCGGTGGAATGGAGTCCATTCCCGGAGACTCGCGTCAACTCACCGGATCGTTGCGCAACGATCAGCGTCGGTTTTCAATACAACTCTGAAGCAAGCACCCGAACCAGTTCGTCTTTCGGAGAATTGTAGCCGATGGCTGAAAATGGAATCTGGTTCAGGTGATCCTCAACCTGATTCCAATCAATCTCGTCATTCGCAAAATGGGATTCGATTTCGTAGCGAGCCTCCCGCTTCGCACCGTTCATGGAGCCGATCAAACTGCGGTCAGTTCTGCGTAAAACGATTACTGTTCGATTTCGGGTTTCAAACGAGCTTCCCGCTTGGATGAACAATCTGGCCGCCCGAGGAAGAAAAACCTCAAGAAACTGATCAAACGTCTTCAGTCCTTTCAGCGGCACCACCACAACAGAAAAGGAGGCGTCGTTCATCATCACCGCAAAATCTCCAACGCCGTAAGCTCCCACGATGTCACCGCTCCAGGAATCAATCTTTATGGTTTGAACGTGCCGGCGATTCGACAGCGACACCGCGCATTTCAGTCGCGTTGCGAATTTGGCGGAGGCGTGAATGACCATTTATCGTCCCTTCTAAAGCAAATGCGTTTCGAGCGGTGCTTCCGTTAAACCCGACAGGCTGGACTTGTTCGGTAATTTTGTCGGCTCCCTGATGATCGCTAAAATCGCGTTCAATCCGAAACCTTGAGGCATCGCCCGCTCCTGCTCCCAGTTCTGCAAAGTCCTCTTTGAGCACCCGAGCGCCAATCCCGCGTCCCGCTGGCTGAAGTTGTTGCGAGTCCGGTATTCGACCAGCGTGGCCGCAAACTTCTTGTGAGTCATTGCCTTTGCCATATACGCTATGCACGCATATCGCCCCGCCATCTGTCAAGATTGACACGCGACAAACGGACGTGAGTCTCAAAGTCCACTGCGCCCATGATGCCCTGGTTGATCCGGCCAAGCTCCGGCCCAACCCTGTAAACCCAAATCAGCACAGCG